TGCGCGCCTCTTGTTGCCCAATTATATCTTGTTGGTTCCTCAGCAGTTCCGCGATTTGCGGTATCGTCAGTGCCACCGGCTCCTTCCCTGGCTGGTTCATCATAATTTGTCCCACCCCTTTCGCCTGTTCGTCCATCATCATTTTCTCCCTCGTCGCCTCTATTTCCGAGATCTGTTTCAAGACATCCGGTTTCATCTTCGGCTCGCCTGGCTCATATTTTGCCAACAACCCGTCAATGTCTTCCATGAAAAACTTCTTGATATCGCGCTCTTTCTCCATCTTGATAAAATCATTCACCGTTTTCGGGGAGTCCTTGATAAAATCCGGGTGAGGATTCGCGAGCAACTTCCGCTTATCAAACGTGTTGTGTTCGTGCGAAAACACCAAGATAGTCTTCATCGGGTCCAATTGAACAAATGGCACGGTGTAGTCCTTGAGAAACGCGCGCTCCTCTGCCACCGCCGCGGTCTCTTCGTACCGCGAGGTTTTCAGTAATTCCGCGCGAAAGGCAAACGTACCCGCCGTCGCATGAGTCGGACCATAAGGACCAAACTGCTTCATCTTTTTTAGATGCTTGAAATAAATGTAGATTTCACTGGACCCCGCACACATCGCCTCGCGGTTTTCTTGTAGCTTATCCACCGCGTGCGAAATGCGCTCAGGAGGGTAATAGTCGTCGTCGTCCATATATACGATGATGGACCCTTTACAATGACTATGCATGAAATTGCGCTTCGCTCCCAGCGGCAATTTGTCCGGCAGCGCAAAATACTTGATTTGCTTGAACCCAGATGCCTCAATCAAATCGCGCACTTTGTCGGTACCGTCATCCACAATAATCCATTCAATGCGATCCTTGGGATAGGTCTGGTTCGCAAAACACGCGAGCATCGTGGGAATAAATGGGCGGCGATTGTAGGTCGGCGTACAGACACTCACAAGCGGGTGATATTTCTTTTTGAGCGCGGGTTTATAGGGCTTGACCATTCGTTCACAATAAATAGTATAAAAACATATCTTTATACTGTTGGCAAATTATATATTCAACATCGTATTTGTCTCACTGGTACGTTTCAGCATCTGTAGCAAACGCGACTGGTCGGCGGTGATTCCGTCCCAATCAATCGCTTTGAAATCCTCTATTTGATCGTCTATCGCATTTTTCACGTCCTTGATAATCTTATTCACAATAAAGTATTCGCGAATAGCAGACACGCTGATTCCCAATATACTGGCAATCGCGAGTGAAAGCATTGTCCATTTCACACCATCCGCGCCGATTTTCATTATATCGGGTATCACCATGGCAAAAGCGTAAATCATCACACCATATGGCAACAATTTGAACAGTCCTTTGTACCCACTTTCAAACATCTGTTTGAACTCATTGTCAGAATAAGGATCAAACAATACATTATTCATATTCATATCAAAACTTATACTGCGCATAGTATTAATGGTGGTTTTGAGGCTCCACGTTTTGGTATCATATGGGATACAAAACATAGAATAGAAAAACACGATACCAAAATGGATAAACGTAGTAAATGACAACATCGGCTTGAAAATCGCGGCGAAACATACGATGACAAAAATGAGCCAGAATATAAAGCCAATGGATTTGAAAAATATCATCCCCGTGTTGTAGGTGATTCCTGCCTCGGGGTCCCATATAGAGAAATTATTGAACAAATAATAGTAAATGAATACAGCCTTGTGTAATTGGGAAACCGACTGGTTGCCCTCCTCTTTGAAAAGGAACATGAAGAGTGACGTCGTCGTCATCTCGTTTTTAAAAAGAAAGTTGTAGATACGCGCGATTTCCCCCTTCAAATACGTAACAATAATAGAGGCAATCATAGACAACATAATAAACATCGTTCGGTCACTAAATATAGTCGTGTAGTCTATCAACTTTTTTAAATAACTCGGTATAGTATCCGTCATTGCGTCATCAAAAAACTTGACCGTTTTCAACATTGCGTTTGTCAAAACGTAGAATGGGCCGAATGACATGAAGCTGAGTCCGCTATAGAAGTCTATTTGTTTCCCCGTTTTTTTCATATTGTAATAGAGGTTATATGTCACGAAAAGTGTAGCTAACACAGTGATAACTTTAATAACAATATCCGCAATCGTAGTCATAATCTGGGATTTTTCTTCTTCGTTCATAGATGCTGGCTCTTCTTTCGGAGTGGGCTTATCTTTTGATTCTTCATCTTCGTATTCTTCTTCTTGCACCATTTCGTCTTCCGGCCCGCGTGTCGCATAAATCGGCGTATTATCAATCTCGTATTCAAACCCTTCTTTTGTGTCTGAAAAAGACTTAGCATAGGTTTCATATTCGGTTTCAATATCTTTGATTACCTTATCGTAAATAGAGGTTAGAGGTTCTACAACCAATCCGGTCCATTTATTTGTTGTCGTTTCTCTTGCGGTCGTTTCTCTTGGGATTTCTTCATTGGTTTCATCCACCCATTTTGTCGTCATTAATATAGTATATATATTCGGTTTACTCTTTTATCGCAGAAGCTTCTATCACCTTTGGGTGCACCTTTATCGCAAGCTTCTATCACCTTTGGGTGTACCTTTATCACAAGCTTCTATCACCTTTGGGTGTACCTTTATCGCTGATGCTCACCGTTATCGCTGATGCGCACCGTTATCGCTGATGCGCACCGTTATCGCGCATACATCAACCCGCAATATCCACCAACAAACGACAACACATTGTACCTCTCTTCAAACAAAACTAAATTGTAATTGTATTCATACATATACCACGACCCGCCTTGCCCGGGACTATTGGTCGCGATAACTACCCCATCCGCATTACAAATCACATCATATTGGACTTGGTCCAGATTCACTGGCGGAACATACGTGCTAATTTCTAACTCAATCGTTTTGAACTTGGACATATTTATGGCCCCCGACGGCTGGTATTTGCGCGAATCACTGGATAAACAGAAATTGTAGCAATAGAGACCAGTTCGTGCGTTACTAGATGTTCGCGTCCATTTCTCCACATAATCAAATACTTCACGTGTCAGCAAGTTTTCACGGTATTCACCATTGAATAAAATACCCGCCGTTTCCAGAATCTCTTTGCGATTCTCCACCTTGAATCCGCCAGTGACCTGGAACCCAGTTAATTCTGATATTTCAGTTGCGTCGTCTGTATATACGTTGCTGCTCGTCTTGAAGTTTTGGTATGGACTATAATCTAACAAATAAGATGAACCAGTAATAATTGTCGGTGTCTCCACATTACTCGGCAACTGACCATAAGGCCAATTCGTGTAATTGCTCCACTCATTCCGCATAAATGCGTCGTTGCGCTGAAAATACCACATCCAATTGGCGACCATCCCCGTAGATGGCACCTTTATTTTCTTTGACCCCGTCACATTTTCATATTTGTGTTCAATCACATCTTTAATCAAATATACCTGGTTTTCCGAAGTGAAAGTCCGCGTCTCCTCTTTGGACAAGAAACAATAATTTGCTAAAATATGAATATCCGCATTCCAGCCGTTCGTTTTGTTTCCGTAATTCTCGGCGTCTAAATTATCCGACGGCGGGGTCTGTAGAAACCGATACAATTGGAATTGGTTCTGCGTATAGTTGGGGCGCATCAGAGGCAAGCCGTTCGTGTGGTCAAACACGTCACGCACCTGATATAGCTCCTCTATTGACCGCAATGTGATATTGATATGGAGCTCATTGTATTGTAGCGACGCCATCGGGAAGGCACATTTGCTATCAAGGGTGAACCACATATTGATGGGAATGTACAAGGTCCTACCGCGAATAGAGGGTTCGGCACCTAAACTGCCTGGCTGATAATACGCATTGGGATAAGCCCCTGAACGACCATTCGAGTTTCGCGGATTGTTCAGTTCGGCCACATTTCCCGTCATTTCATTGAACAGGTCTTTTTTAGTAGCGGAAAAGTCGCGTTCCACCATTGCGCCTAAATAGTTTCCCGAGTATCGTTGTAGTGTATAGTTGCCACACACGATTTCCACCTGTTTTATGATGTTGGTGCCGATGTCATGAATCCAGTTGAACTCGTAGGGAGACCACTTATAACTCGTTTGAGCACAAGGGTGATATATGGGGCTCCAAATATGGGGTAGAGTAATAACAATATAAGTGTCCATCAACAACTCAGCGTACCGCGGAATCTTGAACGAAAACTTGGACTCTTCGCTTAGACGAAGATCGCGCAATCCGTCATAGTCAATGCGGAACTTCTGTAGCCCGAAATTGGTGATTTTGTTATATGTCGCACGGAACATCGTCTTTTGACTGGGTCCGCCGTGGATAATTACATTATTGGCACCTTCCGAAATAAGATTTAACAGACCGCCGGCCATTTGTATATATTACCACGCTGGATTTTAAACTCTTTACGCGGGTAAAGAGTTTACAAGTATAAAACACCTAAAAATTACGGGAGTATCTCAAATCCATCGGAACACGATATCTCAAACCCTTCGGTCTAATATTTCTCCGATTATATTCATCACGTCCTTCAAGCATCGCTTCAATCGCGCGATCGTTTGCCGAGACAAATCGCTCACCATAGAATTGACGGTGTAAAACATTACGAACAAAATAATCCGCGAAACTACTTATATTATTATCTACAATAATCGTGGTTCCATCTGCTTGTGTAAATGTCTTTTCACCAACATTAAATATATTATCTGAAAATCCCTTTTCCAATTCAATAAACATATTTGGATCGCCTCTAATAAAAACACACTTCTCATCGTTACGATTAAACACTCTTTTAACAAACGTATAATCCGCATTGACAAACGGCGTAATATAATCGGAATGGAAGTTTCCTTCAATACTACGATTAATCGCTGATTGTGTAGATTGAATGCCCGTTCTTTTCTGGAAAAAGGTGAGCCAATTGATTTTTTTATCAAAGAAAAATGTGGTAAAACAGTTTTTCGCATCATCCCACACGTCAATGCCCAAGCCATCGTCGTAAATACTATTTTCATACGCGGCATTTTGGAGGACGATTTTCAGGCCATTGGGGCGCATATTTGCGCCAATGACGCCATTTTCAAAAATCATAAATCTCAATAATAAATGAATAATACGATTAAATCTCATGACGGGATTCATATTTTTGTATTTGTCGTCGTGAACCTGGTTATATTGTAATCGGTATTGGTCATTCGCGATCACGTCTCCCATAATGGTTTCGTAGGATGTCGGAGTTGGGCAACATTTGCGCGAACATAAATGCAATGACGTTTTCTTTTCGCTTGTCATTGCGAGTGGATTCGCACACATTCTTCCCAGTTCTTCTCGGCTTCTTAAGTCTTTTTGCTCAGTCTTTTTATTTTTTCTCGTGCCCGGCCTTGACGCTGCCTTTTTAACAGTGCCTCCACACAACAACAGTTCAACAATGCCTAAATGACCGTGTTCAGAAGCAATCATTAACGGGGTTTTGGTGGAAATATCGCCATATAATGATATTCGTTCTACTTTTTTCAAAATCACCTCGTAATTATCTATTTTACTGGAGTCCGCACGTCGGAGCTCTTCAAGAAAAACCGAATATGGTTCTGTTAATTCAATGTTTTTTCCCAACAGCTCATTGATTTCGGTTTTTTCGTAAATAGATGACGACCTATCCCAGTCGTTACCTTCCATCGGAACGCCTAGTCTCTGATGCTCCCCGATTAAATATTCGCAGAGTTCTTGATATCCATATTTTGCACAAAGACTGAGAGGAGTGTTGGCGCCTTTATCAAAATCTTTCAACATTTCAACCTTCTTTTCATCATTCACGGATTCCATAATTTGTTTACAAGGTCTTACAAGTCCAAACTTAGCCGCGATTAAAATCGGCGTACATTCATCTAGAACGGTCCACGGGATTGTCATATCTATTCCGGATACAGTAGCGGTTATTGGAGGATTTTCGTTCAGATTAGACGCAAAAACTCGTTCATTATAAAACTTGCTAATAACTGTGGTATCAATTTCGGGTGTTTTATCCGATTCGGCCTCTGTTAGTATTTTGATATTATCTTCTAAAATTGTCTTTATGATATTGGTCATATGTGGCTGTCTATTTTCTGAAGAAACCACTTGGATAGGGGGGGGGTTTGGTGGCATCGGGTTTGATGGAAGTTCAATCCCCAAAGGTTTTAGATTTTCAATCATTTCTTTTATTTTTGGATCGTTAAAATTGGTTATGGGTAAAGGAGCCGCGGATTTCACCTTGACAGTTCTATTTGACGGCGGCTTGGGGTTTGTAGGTGGCTTGGGTATAGATGTTTTATTAAGACGATCTATAAAGTCGCTAGAAGCATTGACTGTCGGTTTGCTTTCTAAAAAGTTCTTGTCAAATGAATTATTTCCTAAAAAGTTCTTGTCATACCCCACATTATTAGGCGAGCTTTTTACAACTACTCCTTTAACGATTGGCATCGCTTCTACTCTATTTGATCGGATATCGGCTCGGACCGCAATTGGAATCGGCACCGACCCAACTTCACTTTTATCTACTGGTTTTAAGACACCCGTTTCAACGTCTTCTTCCGTTTGGCGAGCAAGTTTCAACCGGTTTTTTAAACTGCTATTTTTTCCAACTTTCTCAGCAGTTTGACGAGCGGCATCCAATCGGGTTTTAAAACTGCTTTTCATACCGCCTCTCTTGCGAGTGCGACGATTCTTCATTTATATTAGAATGATATATTCGTGGCTTTGCTCTGTAAATATTTCCTCTATCAATATATATTTGATTATGCATCCACTTAGAATCGTTCTCATTGGAATCAGCCTCCTTATTTTGGCACAAATAATCTATTCATTGGTAGTAAGATATTATTATAATAAAACTGAGGTATCGCCATTGCCGAACGAGATAATAGAGGGTTTCGGCGAGCCCGAGAATCCAGCGGATGAACTCGCGGTTCTTCGCGCTAAATATGAGAAAATGCCCATGTCCATCAAAGGCGGCATTCCCGAAACCTATTTAGACCTACCCATCCGCGAGTTCATAGTTAAATCCTCGTACAACAGTGCCATCAGTGGCCTCTATGCCAGCAAGGAAGCACTCAAGCTCACTTTGGAACGCGGATGCCGTTTCATTGACTTTGAAATCTTTTCGCGTAATGAGAAAGAATATGTCTCATACAGTGGCGACCCCGAATACAAAACAATGGGCACCGAGAATGTTTCAGGGAATCGGTTAAAGTTGACCGATGCCCTAAATCATTTGGCGGGGGCCGCCTTCTCATCACCAACTCCTTCCACCAATGACCCTCTGTTTATTTTACTCAGAATCAAAGACAATACTGCCCCCATATACAAACGAATCGCCAAGAATATCAACATTGCGCTAAAAGAGCGATTATACAAGGGGACCTTCAATAGTGGAACCAAATTGCGCAAATTACAGGGTCGCGTCGTCGTGTTTTTTGACACGATCAGTGCACCCAAATGGAACGAATACGACAAGTGCGACTCTAATCCGGACGAATGTTTAGACAAAGTGATTCATTTAGAGGCGGGAACAACCAACTTCCCCATCTATGCTTACGCCGACCTCTTATCTCTTCCTGAGGTAATTGTAAATCGCAACACAACGGATTTGATAACAGATATAGACAGTTTCATGATTGTTCAGCCTCCGCAATTTGACGCCATCAAGGCCCCCAAACCGACCGAGACAATTGACAAATGGCATCCGCAATTCATGGCATACAAGTTTTACCAACCCGACAGCGATGAATTGAAGAAATACGAGGCAATATTCAACAAATATAGTTGTGCGTTTGTACCGATGTCAGTGTTCATTGCGGATTCCAATATGAAAAACGCAAGGAAACAAGATGACGAATAAAATATCAGTGTATTTCATAATATACCCAGTATGAAATACAAAAACGAGTCGTGTAATGACGATATGACATTTGAGGAATGCGAACTGGCGATTCTTCGGCACGCGGTAGATGAAACCGAGAATATCCAGGCGAAGAAAATCGCGATGAATCCCGATATCAAGAAAATAATCGCAATCTTGGAAAACTTCCTCAAATCCAAGCCTCTCATTTGTTATGGTGGGACGGCCATCAACAACATTTTGCCGAAGCAGGACCAGTTTTACAACAAGGACTTGGAAATCCCCGACTACGACTTCTATTCAAAGAATGCGCTGGATGACGCAATTGAGTTGGCGAACTTGTACTACGATGCGGGGTATTTAGAGGTGGAGGCGAAGGCGGGCGTCCACCACGGGACATTCAAGGTATTCGTCAATTTCACACCCATCGCGGACATCACCTATTTACACAATGTGATCTTTGATGAACTGATGAAAGACTCCATCACCATTGCCGGGATCAAGTATTGCTCGCCCAATTTCCTGAGGATGAATATGTTTTTGGAGCTGTCGCGCCCCGCGGGCGACGTGAGTCGCTGGGAAAAAGTATTCAAACGTCTGATGTTGCTAAACAAGCACTACCCCATCAATAGCAAAATCAGTTGCGACACGGTGGAGTTCCAGCGCCGGATGGAGATAACAGATATCAAGAGTATTAAGGACGGAACACCCGTGAAAGGCGCCTCGGAGAAGATCCATACGATGGTGCGCGATGCCCTCGCGAATATGGGGGCGGTGTTTTTCGGCGGATACGCGTGCTCCCTCTATTCCAAGTATATGCCGGCAAATGAGCGCCGGGCCGTTGATAAGATCCCCGACTTTGACGTGATCTTGGAGGACATTGACCGAAATGCTCTGGTTATCAAGGAACAGTTAGAGGCGGAGTTTGACGAGCCAGTGACGCTTATTATTCACGGGGAAATCGGCGAACTGATTCCGCGACATTGTGAGATCAAGGTAGGGAAGAACTCAGTGGCGTTCTTGTACGAACCGATTGCGTGCCACAATTACAACAAGATTGAAGTCGCCGGGAAGGAGCTGAATATCGCGACCATCGATACGATGTTGACATTCTATTTTGGGTTTTTATATACGCAAAAGCCGTATTACCATCGGGACCGCATCCTATGTATGGCGATGTTCTTGTTCAATGTTCAGGAGAAAAACAAGCTGAACCAAGAAGGCATACTCAAACGATTTTCCATTGAATGCTATGGAAAACAACCGGCGCTGGAAGACATTCGTGCGGAGAAGACAGCGAAGTTCAAGGAGTTGGCAGATAAGAAAGGAACGCCTGAATATGATGAGTGGTTCTTGAAATACAACCCGGGTTTGGAGAGGAAGGAGCCAGAATCAAGAAAATCGGTAAGACAAAGAGAGCCGGAGAATGCGTTTATTGAAACGCCGAACGCCAAGAAGAAGTCTTCACCTAAGGCTCTAGCTTCACCGAAGAAAAAGATGACCCGCCATAATAAAAAACCAAGTTCAAGACAGAAAACACCCAAAAAACGGCTACTAAAAAACAAAAGTAATTTTGTGTTCTAATTTAAATCGTCGATTCGTCACCGACAAACATTTAACAAGGCACGCAAAGCGTGCCATTTTAAATGTTCATCGGTTTACAACTCCTTAATTTCATCAATTGTCATTCCGACAACATCGTCTTCTAGAGCCTTTGGATAAGGATCTTTGATATCCGATTCTAGATTTTCATCCTTACCTTTCGTATCTGCATCTAAGCCCACCGAAGGTGGGCAACCTAAGTCCGAGGCCTTTGGATCCAGATTTAAGTCCTTAGAATCGGCCTCCAAGGCCTTTGGATCCAGATTTAAGTCCTTAGAATCGGCCTCCAAGGCCTTTGGCTCAGGGTCGTCCTCTAAGCCCACCGAAGGTGGGCAACCTAATGTCGGAAGACTTGTCCATTGGCTCACCAACGGGTTCCCATCATCCGTTTTTTGAACCACCTGGTCCGCAACGCTCATCCCCGAATTATCCCACGGCGATTCTTGAAACGACACCTCATTGTCTATGTCTTCCACAGCACATTGAAACCGTTTCAACGTTTTTGAAAAATAGGACGACTGTGTCTGTAATGTGAACCCAACACTCTTGATAAAGAGACTCGCGTGATCATCCAATACTCGGTTATCATATTCCAGCGTGTTTATCAAATTACCAATAAAAATACCACTTACCGACCGCACCTTGTATTGGTGAATCACCGTTTCGTTCTCATTGTATTTCAATGCGATCGAATAAAGCAGCGACATCATATTCTCAAACGCGAGCGCAATATCCTCGGGCTGAAACTCCGCACTCGGTTCGGCATCTCTATAGACCAAATGTTGTTTCGCAATCACAGGTGCTTGTACCTCATATTTCGGCAGCTCTTTCAAAATCACATTGTAGTAATTGAAATAGTCCCGATATACGCGATTCAACAACATCAATAACAATCGTGTTAAACTCTCTTGCTCGGTGATAAACATTTTATACTGGAAATGTAGCGCCTCTAAACAAACCAGAAAATGTTTCTTTGAACTGTTCATCTGTATCATCTCGTCGTAAATCGTTTTGAACCGACTAATTTTGAAATGCGCCGACATTTTGATTTCCAAGATTTTACCGATTTGGTCGTTTATTTGGTTAAACCGGGTTTTCAATTCGCCAATCGCGCTTTCCATATTTGTATTATATCCATATTTTTATCCAATCGGAGGGGAACATCGTGGAAACGTCTTTTTGTATGAGAGGTCCGAACCAGAGCGCTGGATAACATATAATGTTTTTGACAATGTTTTTTTCAACAATGTTATTGGTGCTTAGGTACGCCCCCCACCAACTGAAACTGCTGTTCGCAATCACATGATGCCGACTACAACTCATACAAACCATTTCTTCCCAATCGGCGTCGGCTTTCATACGACTCCATGATAATCCTTCAAACAAAGTTTTAAACTCGGTAATGACCCTCTCTATGTCCGCGGCGTCTTCATCTTCACAATAATAGTAGATATGTGTAATGGATGAATCCTGGGTCAAAATATAGTAAATGGATTCGGTGTAGTAATCGTCGGGTAAAATGGGATGACAACCGAGCAACTGTTTGTAATCGCCTCTACGGAAATGGATACTGATACTGGATTCAATGACGTTGTATTTTTGTTGGACCGTGCAACGATGCGTTTCAATATCAAAGATGTCCAAGATTTGCTCGCGGCAGTCATTGAAAAAACGCGGACTCTGGAAATAATCATCTAAAACTACGGAATCGCCAGGTACCATACCATATGAGTCTTCGTTGATTGTTATAAACCCACTTGTGTCTAGGTGTTCTGTCAAGTTTTTTATTTTATGTAGGAAATTCGTCCAGTAAGTGGGTCTTTTACCGAGATTGGGAGATTGTTTGAACTGGTGGATGAGACCATGTTTGAGTGAAAAAGCAATTGTCGCGGCGATTTGGAACAACTGGTTTCCGAGACCGCCATAAAGAGAGGCAGTTACAATTGGCATTTACAATAAAAAAATACGTTATATATTTATTTATAACGCAGTTTTTTTGTTGTTTTTTTGTTGTTTTTTTTGATATTTTTTTGATATTTTTTTGTTTTTTTTGATATTTTTTTATAAGATTATAGTAAAGATATTATAGTAAAAGTTTTATATAGAACACAAGATACACAGAACACAAGATACACAGAACACACGATACACAGAACACAAGATACACAGAACACACGATACACAGAACACAAGTTATACAGAACACAATTCATCAAACAGACTACGTCCCAAGACCCTTCTCGCAAACATCTCAAAATCGTTTTCTAAAGATATCTCTTCTTTGAATAGCAAGCAATTGGGGACAGGAAAAGGCTTATGCAACCACTCAGGGAACAACGGCTTCCTTTCATTCATCAAGTTGTTGTAGGCGTATTCAAATGGCTCGTCATCTTGCTCTGAAATTATATCTTGTTCAAACGTGGAAGGACATTCTTCTTGTCCATAAAAGGCACTATAGTCTTCGTGCGCAAAGATGGAGGGGCGTTCTTCTTCGTAGTCGTGATTTCCGTACTCGTATGGGTAGTTGTCATCGGGATCTTCCCATTCGCGGATTTTTCTTAACATGCTTTCATCTAAGTCGTGTTCTAAGCCGTCTTCGGCGACCGATAAGCCGTCTTCGGCGACCGATAAGCCGTCTTCGGCGACCGATAAGCCGTCTTCGGCGACCGATAAGCCGTCTTCGGCGACCGATAAGCCGTCTTCTTCTTGTTCAAAGACATCAATATCCATGGCATTGTCATCTAAGACACCCGCGTATTCTTCCGCAAATAAGCGCTCATCTAAGTCGTCTGCGACTTCGGTCAAGGCTTCTTCTTCGGTCAAGGCTTCTTCTTCGGTCAAGGCTTCTTCTTCGGGCAAGACATCTATGATAACGTCATCTTCTTGGATGAATGCGGTATTCAAGACAACCGATGGGCGGCGAAGGTCTGGGTCAATGTATTTGACAACTTTCCAGTAGTATTCCTTGTCCCACAATTTAGCAAAGCCGCGTTCAGCGATGGTTGTCTCAAAATGGTTCGCCGCTAAGTTTTCATACAGCGCAAGTGTTATGAAAGCATAGTGGTTGTTGTGTTTCTTTGAAAAGAACAAATCAAAGAGCACAATGTCGCCAATGCGCATGTTCCGGATAGTGTCGGTAATCTTCTGTTTCATTGTTTCCGTGGTGTCCAAGTTGGTGATAGTGATTCTGGGGAGAAAGATATCGTAGTTAGACATTGTAGTTCGTAGTTCGTTTTGTAAAAGGTTCAGGTCAATTAATTATGCCATCCGTTTTATTTCAAAAAAAGATTTCAATTTTTCGTGTCGCCTCACCCAAAGGGTGAGCGACACGAATAACACCTTACCTCCAAAATATAAATATTTTGTCGTTCAGCAATTTCTTGGAGATAAACCCATCGGGTTTATCTCAAATAAACACTTTAACCCGAAAACTTGACGTTTTCGTGTTAAGCAATTTCTAATGTCGTCTCTCCTGAAGTATTTATAACAAATAACCTTTGACGATGAGCATTTCTCGAACACAATATATATAATGTCTGAAACTCAAGAATTGACAAAAGATCAGGAGCCCGAATCCAGCGTCGCCGGAACAACCATTAGCGCGGCCTGGTCTCCGACTAACGAGAAAATCGTCGTTGAATGGTGCGACATCGCCAAATGCTACAAGTGGCTCCACTATCGCGCCCACCAGAACTTCTCCGTATTACACGCGTGGTTCACTATCCCCGCAATCATTCTATCAACCATCAGTGGTACCGCTTCTTTCGCACAGGGCAGTCTGCCAATATCTATGCAGTTGTACGCACCCATGGTGATCGGTTCGGTCAATATCTTCATCGGTATCTTGACAACCATCCAGCAATATTTGAAAATCTCCGAGTACAATGAGTCGCACCGAGTATCTGCGATTGCCTGGGACAAGTTCGCGCGCAATATCAAGATTGAGCTGGCGAAACACCCCGACGACCGTTCTGAAGACGCCGGACATTTCTTGAAAACAAATCGCGAAGAGTTTGACCGATTGATGGAGACTAGTCCCTCTATTCCACCGGGAGTCATCGGTGAATTTATTGCCACATTTTCGGGCGACGAAACCAATCTATGGTTAAGATGCTGTAAGAAGAAGACCGACGAACAACGCCAGAAGAAAATCACGGAACTCAAGAAGCGAACCGAGAGATTTGAGGCGATTAAGAAACCCGATATTTGTAATATCATTATTAGCGCGGATGAAGACAAGTATCAATGGTCCAAAACAGAGGAAGATCCAGAGCCCACAAACGACATTTTGTATTCCGTGGTGAGCGAGAAAATCAATAAGATTCAGGATGAAATGAAGCGCAAAAACGCTGAAATCCGTGAAGAATATGAACAGCGCATCAAAGACCAAGAGAACCGGCGGATTGCGGAAGAAATGGCTAAACTGAAAGAGAAAGAGGCGAAGAGAGAGGCGGAACGTCTTCGCGTGGCGGAAGAAAAGGCTCGCGCGGCAGAAGAGGTCCGCGTGAATCAAAACAAGAAGAAGATTATGGATTACATTGCGTTGTACCAATCCAATGCAGGGTATAAGCCGGATGGCGGTGAGCTGCGAGAGTCGCTGAATGACACCGTAGAGGCGGATGTATTGGAATCATTTATTTTGTCATATGGTGCCAATGGAGTGTAAGCCCCTTCGGGGGCGACCGTAAAAGCGACTCCTGAATGGAGTCGCAACCGTAAGAAGGGTCTGAATGGGGGCCGTCTACACACTCTTCCGATAGGGCTGTATAATTACAAACAGAACGGCCAGTGCCATGATCCATATTGCGCAACAATACAGAATAAACGTAATATTGGTATTTGATATTCCAGAAGCAATAAAGAACAAGAGACCACCGATACCTAGCCATAAAAGGGCAAGTAATCCATTGTGTAGCATCTTGTTGTCTATTTCAAAGACCATAAAAAACACTTTAGCAATGTAAACAAAAATAGCATTCAGGATTGCGGAAGCCGAAAACGAGTTGTTATCCATTGTGCGGGCCTGTTCTAAAATCGCATCGGTAACATCCGGCATAACCTCTTCCTTGATAGAGTTATCGGGAATCGGAATCTTTGGAGCAGGTGTATCGGATACGTTATTCAGTGCATCAGCACCCTTCATGATGTTATCCATAAGGCCACCTCCGGACAAGGAGAGGCCTCCTCCGGAGAGGACCCCACCTATCATAGGAGGCTCTTTGTTGTTATCCACATTCATTTCTGTAAGCGATCCTCCAACACGATACATAGAATGAATTATATCATAATAATTGATTATATTTTACCAATTTGTTTTACCGACGTGATTGCCCAAAAGTCATATTTATCCGATTTGTAATACACCGAATTGTATTCCGAATAATCTTGGATGGATTTATCAAAATTGATACCCTCTAATGGAAAAATCGCATAGCGTGACAACGTAGTATCAGCCTTGTTTATTCTATGCGTCGTCAGATAGTAAAAATCCCCTTCCAATCCGACACCAAATATGTCTTCCGTAAATAGAGGACTATCGTCTTCTTCATTTTCACCAACATTGGTTACTGCCTTTTTATCATCCAGTCCGCATAAATAACCGCTAAATGGGGTGTCAATTTGCTTATCGGTTTCCAAATCCAATATGGGAATCAGTTGTTTATTTTGTGCAAACAATTTGATGATGGGTTCGTCAACCGATACTTCATCTACAGAGTTTAGATGGTATAGTTCATTGATGGTTGCACGTTTACCAGGGAGGGATTCTGGGTCTGAAAAGCTATAGAACAAATAAATGGTGGATTCATTTGGGATGTATCCCACGAATGTGCCGCCTTTGATAACATCGTTTACATATTTGTTGACATCATCGGTTGATTTTGCCGTCATAGAGGGGAATGACACGGTGCCATTATTGGAATCTACGCTGTACAAAACAAATGGAACAATGTTCTCCTTGTTGATTGAAAAACAACAATAGAGGAAAGTGAACTCTGTGAACTCTGGGTTAGATTCTACATAATCGGCGACGTTCATTGCCAAGTCTTGAATGGGATACTGTAATTGAGCGGAATATGTTTTGGTGTATGAAGAGTCATCTGTGGACATGTCATCATCTGTGGACAAGTCATCATCTGTGGACATGTCATCTGTGGACATGTCATCATCTGTGGACATGTCATCGGATAAAAAGTCGTCAGATGGTTTATCAGTTATCTCGTTCAAGTCATTGTCATCTGTCGGTTTATTAAAAAGGTTATTGTCATTCCCCTGAGTTGTAAAAGGTCTGTCAACTGATAATTTACTCATCATTGTACTATCTTTGTATCTGTCTTCATCGCTTCCAGCTTGGTCGCTTCCAGCTTGTCCGTAGATGTTTTCCAAAAAAGCATTTTGTAAATTGTCACTGATATATTGATCTATTTCCCTAAACTCGTTATTAATATTTTGAACGTTTTTTTCTATTTCCCGAACTTGTTTCTCGAGTATGCGGTATCTCTTTTGTATTTTAATTACCATATTATAATCAATTTTGGACAGCATATATATTTATGTAATATTTTAGAACATACATATATACGAATGTATGACATCAGAAACGAAATAAAGGACATAACGGATGAAATAAAGGACATATTCAAAACATATATCAAACCGGTTCCAAATCCAAATGCGCTCTCAATTGCGATGGTTGGACTTTCGTCTTTGGTATTGGTTTATTTTGTGGCATACAAAGAAGATCCACCTGGAGAAGGAGAGTCGCGTAGCTTAGAGTCGCGTAGCTTAGAAGGAGACTCGCCAAGCCAAGAGTCGCGTAGCTTAGAAGGAGACTCGCGTAGCTTAGACTCGCGTAGCCAAGAGTCGCGTAGCTTAGAAGAGTCCCAACCTAGGGGCTATGAACAACAAACCACCCGGGGTGGCGCAAACAGACATAACAAAAATAACAAAAAGACCAAGCGACGGAAATTATAGAATATTCGTAAGTGCCTCTCTTTGTAGACTGGATAATTCCGTCGGAAAAACCACATCAAACTCCACAATTAAACTGCCCGCGGCAGTCATACCAAGCCCACTGATATTCTTTTTAGCCCCGTTAAAAATAATAGTCGTCGTATTATTCATCACCATCGTCTTCCCGTTCAAATGAACAAACTGGCATTGAAATCCACATAGTGCCTCTTTCAGCGTGATCTGTTTCTTCAAATACAAGTCGTTCCCAACACGGCGAAAGGGGGTATTGTTCGTGATTTGAATCACAAACTTGATATCACCGCAAACACCGTTGGAATAAGCGTTGCCATTGCCTTTTATCAAAAGATTCATACCTTCTTCAATACCAGCGGGAATATTTAGACCAATTTTCTCTGTTTCCATGATTTTCTGATTGTCTTTTTGAATCCACCTCTCAACGTCCACGTTTACAGCATGACCTGTAAATGCTTGTGGAAGAGTGATTTCAATCGTCTTCATGATGGTCGGCGGGGGACCTATGTGTGGATGACCCATCCCTGGATGAAAGAACATACCTGGGGCCCCACCGCCCATTTGTTGGCTAAACAACATTTCAAAAATATTTCCAATGTCGGGGTTTCCATTCATATTCATGAAATGGACGCCTCCTCCTCCAGGGAACCCAGGGAACCCACCTCCGGGGAATGGGTTCGCGTGAATCCCATCCAACTCATTGTTATATTCTTGCTTACTCGCATCGTCGCCCAATATCTCATACGCCTCGTTGATTTCCTGCATCCGCACTTTCGCCTGTTCTTGTTCTGCCGCATCGGCATTCATCACTTTGTCCGGATGATATTTCATAGAAAGTGAGCGAAAAGCTTGCCGAATATCCTTGTCACTTGCGTCGCGCGATACGCCCAGCGTTTCGTAGTGATTTTTAGACATCTTATATTCCTTTTTTGGATTATATTTATATCATTTACTACGCAAAAATAGATAAAAGCGAATTGCCTCTATTAGTATTCCGGCGCGCAAAATGTCATCCACATTCATAAATAAATACAAGCCTTATTTCATTCGCGACTTCTATTTGGACCCCCAGCACCACACCGTTTTCAAAACGCTCAACGAGATAGATGACCTAAACATCCTCCTCGTAGGAAACGCGTGTTCGGGGAAGACCTCCGTCATCAACGCCATTATCCGCGAATATTACGGATTCACTGAAACCTCTATTTTCCCGGAACACAACATCATGATCATCAACAATTTGAAAGAACAAGGCATCCAGTTTTTTCGCAACGAACTCAAGACGTTTTGCCAGTCGCAGTCCAGCATACCCCGGAAAAAGAAGATTATCGTGGTGGATGACATTGACAACATCAACGAACAAAGCCAACAAGTGTTCCGCAACTGTATTGACAAATACAACAAGAACATCCATTTTTTGTCGGTATGTACCAATATTCAGAAGGTGAATGAAAGCTTACAGTCGCGACTACACATTATCAAAATCGGCTCATCCACACGCGAACATTTAGCAACAACGATGAACAAAATAATTGAAGCAGAGAGGCTGGATATTGACGAAGCCAGTCGTCCGTTTTTACTAAATATTAGCAACAATTCCATCCGAATCCTCATCAATCATTTGGAGAAAATCTACATTTATGGGAAACCCGTGGACCTTGCGTTAACCAGCCGCCTCTGCTCCAATATCTCTTATTTGTTGTTTGAAAAATACGTTGCGCATCTACGGACCAACAATATCTCCGAGGCAACGAAAATCCTCTATGAAATCCATGACTATGGTTACTCAGTCATTGATATTTTGGATTATTTTTTCACATTCGTAAAGTTCACAGACACGCTCTCAGAGACTGAGAAGTACAACATTGTGCCGCATCTTTGTAAATGTATCACGATTTTTCACAAGGTCCATGAAGATGTCATTGAACTCGCATTCTTCACGAACAATGTCAATAAGATCGTGTGTAAAAACGTGTGTAAAAAACGTGTGTAAAAAACCATATAATAAAAACACGAATGAATCTATAGTTATTATATAATGTGCGAGCAAGTGTTCAAGAAAAACATCCCGATCAGCATTTTGTTCGCCTTATTGGAACAAATATGCCTGAAAACGGAGAAGTATTACTTTTTGGACCTGAATGCATTTAAGAAACTCCAATTCCATGACCTATTTGTAAAATTTCGCGAAGAAATCCGACCGTATTATCACGTTTCCAAACGATTCTATATTGACCGCGATTTCACTTACCGAATGTTTGCGAATATCGTCCGACAACTGTCGCGAATGGCCAACGTGCGATTTGATTCGGAAATCAAATACCACCAATCAAAGTACCACGTGGATTATATGGTTTACCACAATGGGGACACCACGGAGCAGGAGGTGTCGGCGCACAAGGGACACAAAGCGCCTAAGAGTGCGACCGCTGAAGCACCGAAGAGTGCGACCGCTGAAGCGCCGAATAGTGCGACCGCTGAAGCGCCGAATAGTGCGACCGCTGAAGCGCCGAATAGTGCGTTACCGGAAGGGGCTTTAACCAAAGGTGAAGTACCAGAAGGTGAAGAAGACCCCTCTATATCGTCGTAACGCTTTTCAACGTATGCGTGTCTTTCGTGTATTCATTGACGGCCGACGCCTTCAAATACTTTGTGATGACAGCGTTGGTCGCCAACACATCGGCGGAAGTTAGGTAGGCAAACCACTGGTACTTGGGTCGGGTCAAAATCTGCTCGGCAGGAATGTAGATGCCATATGCCTTCTCATCCAGGTCCAAATAGTTCTCACTCATCAGGTCCTCTAGCAAAATTGGCTTGTTTTTCGTGGTTTTAACACCGATCAATCGGCCATCCACAATGGTTGCTGGCAAAGATAAAATCTTCTGTTGAACCTCTCCCAAGAACGCGGACTGATTATTAAAATGAGGAAAACTGTTGCGGGCCTCTACAAACTCAATCAGGTCTTTGATGACGGGGCTTCCCTTGGGCGCGCCCATCACCCTGGTGCTAGGTAAAAACCCTTGTTTATTGGATGTCCGGTTGATTTCCTCTGCGAAGAACGGCTTGTCCTCGGCAACAAGGGGCGCCAGCGACCGCAAACACACGAACGAATTAGGCACCACGATGCCGCCGTACAAATAAAGGAGCTTCATCATCCCCAATTCGCGATACATTGTGCGGGCGGGCTCCGGTATAGACGCCATATCAATATTCCACGTGGGAATAAGTCGGCTAAATGTTTCGTCATCAATCAAACAAATATTGAAATCGTTACCACAATGATTGATGATGGATTTGATGGTGAGATGAATGTACGGCTGATTCAAATCGGTGGAATTGCGACTATAGAAATCCTTCCATTGGCGCGCGTTCTTCTCGTAGGTGCTGTGAATCCACATCTTGGGACGATTGAATCCATAGAGGGGTGACTCGTTCAACAAATATTGGCGAATCAGATTGTTTTCGGCGTCGTTGCTGCTGAGCCCCTGTTTGATTTTGTCGCTAAAATAACTGGCGACGGTGATTACGCCGATTGTGAATAAATAATGGTATGCATATTTTCTGTCAAACATCTCTATAATGTATATATTTTTGATATATTCTTATTACAACCATAATAAGAATATTATATTCAGGACCCTTATGTCCGGGACTTATACAATCCTTATGATCTAGACCCGCCACGAATACCTTTGCGAAACACCGTTGTGGAAACCCAATTGAAAACAAAATACAGAATGAGACATACAATAAAGAGGTTGATAATCACCGACACAATCTTGGTGAAAGAACAATACCACGAATTATCCTTGGAATCGCACACGATGCCGGTCCCGATGCCGACGCCGCCAAATATACCTGAACCGCCAATACCGCCTCTACCTTTCGCCATTATAGAATGATGGCATATAATCTTGAAATCCTCTATTTCAGCTGTAAAAACGCCGCCCTGACCGCCTGTTGTTTTGCCTCGTACTCCTTTTGAAGCATATAGTCGCGATGTTGTTTGTTCATAATCAGTTGCTCCTTCTCTTTCTGTTGCCGTTCCAAGAGCTGCGACGCCTCCATCTTGGAGAGAGGCGCCTGATTGCCCCCGTCGCGGTCGCGCACAAACTGATCCACCGATTTATACTGGACCCGCTTGTTCAAATCCGACTCGGACACGGCAAACACCGTCTGGTCTTTATGGACCTTGCGCAAATCGTCAAACTTCAATTTGCTAAATACGTCGCTGCTGACGTAGTCTGCCCCGTCGTCTTCTTCAAAATAACTGGTGCCGCGAGACCCACTGGCATTCAATTCTTGGACGCCGCGATATACCTGGAGCGCCGCCTGTTTCTGCTTGATGGCCTCCAATTCGGTCCCCATATTCTTGGGATTCACCTGTTTTTGACTAAAGTCGTCAAAGACGGAATCGGCTTGTCGGAACCAGTCGTAGCGACTCGTGTCGGCCTTTCTGACCATGTTCTTGTCGTAGAGGTCGTTGAACTTGTTGTTGAAGGCGTTCTGATTTTTGCTTGTGCCCGCGTTGCTTGTGCCCGCGACACTTTCTGCCATCTTCTTGGAAATATCCGGCCGGGATTCTTCGTGGTCCAGCGGTTTATAAACGGGGTTCCCATTTAGGGCACCTTCGGTCTGCCGCGCCTTCTGCTTGTAAATATTTAGCACAATTTCATACGCCTCTCGGTAAAAATGAAAATACTCCGGTGGCAAACGAGATTTGTCGGGGTGAATCATGAGAACCTTCTTCTTGGCAGCGCGCATGGAATCCTCGGTCAAATTGTAAGTGAGGTCAAAGAGCCCGAAGATTTCTTCTAGCGAATACTTGTTGATATCCAGATTGTGAGAGGACATTGTGGTTAATATGAGGATGGAGAATAATTGCGGGATTTGGACGGGGGATTAATTGCGGGGTATTATATACGCATAATGTTTACTGAAAGAACTGGTGTTCTTCGTGGGGGACCCGTAGATTACGAGGTAGACGGGGATTTGGAGGAGGGGATCAATGAGTTTTAGACACTCCTCCGTGGTCCTACATTTCTTGTTGTATTTGTTCAGGTCTTAGCAGGCGGTGATCAAAGTGCAACTGGGTGGGGTATTCATTGAAAAATTCATTTGTTATTTGGATTTATTGAGAGAATATTTTTATATTTATTTTTGTTTGAGAGAAATAAAATAACAATAATCAAAATATTTTGTATAATATAAATATAACATATGTCGTATAAATTAAATGGCAGTAATATTGAGGGAAATGTAGTTGTAGTAGATAATACAAGTGGTGTTACCATAGGAAAAAATGGAAGTTTAACGTTATTTAATTTTTCAAACAAATATAAACCTATTATCGGACCATCAATTTATTCAAAAACTAATATTGGTTATAAAATAAATGATGTAGATCAAGGAACATATTTATCACCATTTATAACTGTATATAACACAGCAAATCAAACTGTGTATCCTACGTTAAAATCATCTACAAGAAAAATATTATGTATTTGTTTAGGTGGTGGCGCTGGAGGTACGGGGGGTAATTATAAAGAAGGCAATGACACTGAAAGTGGCGGTGGCGGTAGCGGTGGTGGCGGTGGCGGTTTGGCGTGGGTTCTATATAAAGTGAATGGAGGTGAAAGTACGACTATTACTGTTGGTGCTGGTGGCGCAGGCGGTAATGAAGATGATCCAATTGGTAAAGTGGGAACAAAAGGGGGGGACACTACTTTTTTAATAGGTAGTACAACAATTTGTACTGGAACCGGCGGAAACCCTGGAGTTAAATCAAACTCAAATAATGCCGGAAGCACAAGTGGAGCTGCAGTAAGTGGTGAGGTTATTTCTAATAGTAATGTACTTGCGTCAGGCACAGTAACTGGTCTGGTTGGCGGGAATGGGCAAAATGACCCAGATGAAAATGGCGAATTGTCACAAAATGGATTTGGTGGTGCTGGTGGAAATGGTGGAAGCACGAGTTATCCTTATGGAAAAAGTGGTGATCAAACAAGTAATACAATTAATCCATTAAGCTTTAGTGGAGGTCAATTTCTTAGTTCTACTAATATTTTAGATCCAAATAATTCAGGGTTTACATATAATGACTTTTGTGGAATAAACGCTAATACTGAAAACGTGGATGCTTTAAATTATGGCCGAGGCGGTCAGGGTGGAAATGGAGAAGGTCGGGCCAACGGAGCGTCTCAGAATGGATGGAACGGGAAAGGTGGGTTTTGTGTTATAGTCCAATATGGATTAGAATAAACAAGTTGCAAAAAAAATCATTTTTTTTGGTTATATAAAAACTTTATAATTCTGTTTTGTAAAACCCATTTACAAATATTTTATTAGTTGGTTTATTAATTCATTAAAGTTCTTGTCCTTGTCATTGTATCTTTTGATAAACCGGTGTACCATGATATGTTGGCGGTGTGGAGAGAAAGAGTGCGTGATGATGTGTGGTTCATCCAGTGCAAGTCGGATAAAGAATGGATCGGGGACATTATAAACGATTTAAGGGAACTACGTTCCCTAAGGGCGCAGCCTGACGGCTGTAAGAACTCTCCTTTCTTGGAGTCGCAAAGCTTGTCGCTTGGGTCGCTTAAAGAACGCTTTGAACACGACGTTGCAAACAAGACATTGTATGTGCGTGGCGACGAGTGTCTCATTCCCGGGCCAAAGTGTTTGTTGTGTGTATTGGCGGGGGCGGTGGTGGTGGCGGCGGGGGGTAGCAGGTTCCAATTACCTTGGTGGCGGTGGTGGTGGCGGCGGTGCTCTAGGCGGATGGTTTATAAACTTTGTTAGCGGTCAAACATATAATGTTACAATCGGTAATGGTGGAATATATGGTCGCCCAAATGGTAATGATAATATGGGTGAAGGTCAGATAGATCCTCAAGGTAGTTATGCACCAGGAAGAGACGGTACGGGAGGTGGAAACACAACATTTAGATATAATGGGGTTGATTATACCGTCACTGGAGGTTATGGCGGACAAGGGGGATCGGTGGTAGCCCTTATGTATATACAAATAAATCGGGGGGTGGTGGGGGTACTGTTACAACTAGTAATTCAACATATTCAAACAATGGAACTGGTGGTACAAGCGGCTCAACTGACACTACCATTAACAGCACTGCTTACCGCCCAAATGGTGGCGTTGGTGGGGCAAGTGGTAACAAAAGAGGGGGTTCTACGCGTTTTTAATTAATAATTCACTTATTAATGTTCAACCGTTTTCGCCATATACTCGGAGTGGTGAACCGCAGGGTATAATGATGATAGAATATGTTACGGTGATGGAGGTCGGGGGGGTAAAGGTGAAGGTAGCGATGATGATTGGGGCGCGGCCGGATACTCCGGTCTCAAAGGTTGTGTAATTGTATTTTTCTATTACTAATAACCGCGCTAAAACCTCATCCCAAAATCTCCATCCTCCATATATATGCAATTCTCAAACAACGTGAAGCCCAAGATAAAAGATTTAGACGGATTGTCCGTCCAGGCATTCAAGGAATTACTCGCACAGAACCCCGGCCACGTCGTGCTAAAGCTCGGCGCCGAATGGTGCGGTCCATGTAAAAAAGTAGAGCCTCTCATTGACCACTGGTTCTCCGTATTACCCGATTCTGTCAGTTGTTATAAGGTGGATATTGACGAGTCCTTTGAGCTGTATGCGACGTTCAAAACCAAGCGCCAAGTGAGCGGCATTCCCGCCGTCCTCTGTTTCCGCAAAGGCAATTTAGACGTCATCCCAGACTTCAGCGTCGTGGGGGCGGATGTCAATCAATTGAATATGATGTTTCAACAGATTGTCAGTGAAACAAAGTAATTTTATAACCTTGGGTGACCATTCTATTATACAAAGTAATTTATAAGGAAAATACGATTACCTCTCATCCCATATAAAAACAAATTGTCAAGTGTTTTTATACCAATGGAAGACGGACTGGAACAATATATGTCCATGTTAATACAGATACGCGAACAACAACAACAACCCAAGGTTGAAAAAAAACCACTAAACGTAGTAACGAGTACAGTAATAGAAGAACAAGTCCATCCGGTTGGGCTTAGTATTGTATCACCGACAAAACCTTAACACATTATTACAAGTACAAACTCTGGTTCGTAACCACATATTTCAAAACCAGCGAATCTATCTTGGACAACTTGTGCGCCAGTTCCACCAATGAATCATCTTTCACTGTCTCACACATCGCCATCAGTTCGCGCGATATCGTGGATATTTTCAGCAGCGCCTTGCTAAAATCGCCCACCGAAACCCCCTTGTCTTCCGCGAGTTGCTCTATGAGTCCGCGGCACTGCCCTTCATCTTCGCACCCACACCATTTGATGACATAATCCACTATATCATAACAATGCTGCTCCAGTCCCGAATCGGTCATCACGACGCCTTCGCGGCTCTCCATCCCAATCAAGTCTTCTTTGGCATCATTGAATTGGCACAACAGGTCATTGAGAAGTATGTCGTCGCAAATGTGTTTGAATCCCGCCCATATCCTCACATCCTCGTGGACCCGCACATCTGTGAAAAGACTCAGCGTCCCCGCCAATTCCACCGGTTCCATTTGCTTCAACAACGGACATATGTTCGCGAGCAACACGGGGTGGATTTCCGCGACGCGCGAGGCGATGACCCCCTTCGGCCGACTCAGTTCATAGAACCCATCGTGGCTCGTCAAGATACCGTTCTCCAACAATACTGCCACCAGGTTTTCCACGACCCCTTGGATGTAGTACTGGTTGCTCTCCAACGTCTTCTTCTTTTCTGCCAACAAGACCGCGTTATCCCGATATTTGCGATAATGCGGCATATCCTTCTTCACAATCGGTTCCAGGCGTCGCATCTCCGCCTCTATTTCTTTGCGCCGTTTGTTCGCCGCGAATGCGAGGCGCGATTCCAGGTCCAAATATTCCGCCAAGGTCTCCCGAGGGGTCTGTATGAATGCGAATACGCTTTCGCGGTTCGCTTCTAAATCCCGGATTTCGCGCTCCAATCCGCCTTGTATGGTCCGCATCTCCGTTTGGAGCATAGAATCCTCCGCGAACTCCACGAAATCGTCAATGGACCCCGGGCGCCCTGTCCGCGACAACCAATTGAGTATCATCGGATAATACAACTTGAACTTGCTGGTGAGTGTCTGCGGACGCCCCGATAACAGCTCCTTGTAAGTGCTCGTGGATGGCAAATCAAAGAGATTGGCACAATGAATCACGTTGCCCACCGTGTCCAAGCCGCGTCTACCGGCGCGCCCCGCCATCTGCGTATATTCGTGCGGCAACAAATAGCGCAAATGCTCGCCGCCATCCGGCTTCTTCAAACTGACAAAGACCGCGGTCTTAATAGGGCAATCCAGCCCAATCGCGAAACTCTCCGTGGCGAAAAGGACGAGAATCTGTTTCTCCGCAATCATGAACTCCACGATTTCGCGAAACACGGGAATCATCCCCGAATGATGGATGCCGATGCCGCGCTCCAACAGGCGCACCAACGTCTCGTATTCGGGCATTCGTGCGTATTCGTGCCAATTGGACAAACGCGACAAGATAGACTGGCATTTCGTGCGAATAAAATAGGGGTCGGCGTCGTCGCCCAACAGTGGTACGGTGATTTCTTGGGCGCACATTTCCACATTTCTGCGGGAGAACACGAACGCAATCGCGGGCAACATGGACTCCGCCTTCAAATGCGCAAACAAGTCGTTGAGAACCGCCTTGCGTTTCAAGAACACGCGATTCTCAAATTGGAGTTTCAAGATGTGTGTGGTCTCTCGGTAAGTGTCGGCGTTGAACGCGCCAGCAGCGTCTTGGAGCACGAGACACTTGCCGATGGACGCGCGAGCACGGCGTTCGGCCTCTTTGTCGCCGAGTTTCTTGTAGAATCCCTCGCCGGTGGTCAAATACGTATAATGGGTGAGGGGCACAATACGTGTGTGGGTTTGGCAGAGGACCACGTCCTTGGTGCCGGTTCCGCGGACCCAGTTGGCGAACTTCTGGGGGCCGTCCAGCGTGGCGGAGAGCATCACCATTTGGACGTGGTTGGGGAGCATCATGATACACTTTTCCCATACGTGGCCGCGATCGGGCGAATTAATCATATGGACCTCGTCAAATACCACGGCGCCGAGATCGGTTTCAAGATTGATGTCAAAGGTGAGCGACGCGGATGCGGATGAATCGTCGGCTGATAATAAGAATAACTTGTTCATCAAGATTTCGGTGGTCATAATAAGCACTTGAGCGCCAGGGTTCGTCTTGATATCCCCCGTCAAAAGCCCGAAAGAGATTTCTGGATATTTCTTGGTAAAGTCATACATCTTTTGGTTGGACAATGCTTTGATGGGAGAACAGT